ATGGCTTGCAACCATTTCAGCGTTCCAATTTACGCAGGTTCGAGCACGTGGGACTTCATGGAAGATGGTCACGTTTGTTCGCAAGATTGCGAATCGACCACGTGGACTGACAGTTACGGATATGAGCAAACGGGAATGCAATTCCACCCGGAGGTCATCAAGATGGTTGAGGAGTCACGATAATGGGAGCCTCTAAGTACGAAAAGCAGGGCATGTCAAAAGCTGACTGCGCTCGACTGACCGGAATGCTGACAGATCCCGAGGAAGTTCCTCTCGGTGACATTGTGATTGGCAGGCCAACAAAAGAAGGCTGGTTGAACGGACCTTGGTCACGCAAGATTTACGTTGACGAAAGCTGGCCGGCAAATCGGTCGAAGCTCAAAGAGATCGGCGAGATTTGGACTATTGGTGGCGATAAGCCAAGCGACCACAACACGCACCACCAAGTGCGAATGTTCGTGGATATGAATGGCAACCCTGACCCCCACATGATGACGATTCTGAACCCGAGAAAGCGACGGTTTGTCAGTTGCGACTCACGAGCGAACGTCTGGTTTAATTGCAGCCACGCTACTTACAGGACCGGTCGCTGCGACGATGTAGTCGAGGTTAAAGGTTGGGACACAATCAGCGAATGCACGGCAGCCGTCGTGGACTACCTGTATTCGAGTATGGCGACCATCGAGAAACGGCGAACTGGCCGATTTAGTGGGTGGCAATAATGGACAGCTACTACGAACCGCCTGACGATCCGTTCGCTGACATGAGCGAGGATGAGTACGACGAAATGATTGAGGCTCAGGAAAACGCAGAGTCTGTGTATTGGGACATGAAGATCGATGAAGCGAGAGGCAACTGATGAGGGATTTACCAGATCAGTTCGGCAACACGGTTAATTGCGAAGGCTTGGTTATCTGCACTTGTGGTTGCAAATACTACGAGAACGACGTATGTGTCGATTGTGGAAGAACGGCCCAAGAGAATCTGAAGTTGCCGTGGAATGACCTTACGGATGACATCAAAGCGCAGGAAGCGCTGGATGCGTACAAGACTCAGCAATGGAACAAGGAACGTGCTGACGAAATTAGAGCAGGAATAGAAAGGATATTGGTGTGATCGTTATTGAACGAATCACGGAAGCGTGGGATAGGCAAGAATGTCCTCACTGCCGGTTGAAAGATAAGTGCCGGTCAGTGATGGGCTTGTTCGACGATGTGTTCGACCATGTGTGTGACCGATGCGATATTCGCTGGGACTCAGACAAACCGATCGAGGTGACAGAATGACAGGAATACCGTTAGAGCCGTTCATCATTTTCGGAATGCTTGGTATCGGCGCTTGGTTAGACAAACGTGACGCTGATCGAGCCGCAAGAATCCAGTTGGCGTTAGATCGAGTGCATCACGGCACAGAGTTGAAGCCGTACGACTGGGAACTAGAGGAGAACTGATGGACTCTACGAGTTTGGAAGCCCGGAGAGCGTGCATAAAAATCGTTGGTCAAATTGAGCGACGCATGGCGTATCTCCACAAAATTGCGATGATGAAAAGCTGGGAGGCACCTGACCACGATCGCGGAAGCCGTAATGAGCTTGAAGCGATCAGAGATTGGATTGTGCACGACTTATTGAAAGCGGATTTTGATGGATGAGTTACATGGAGACGAAAGTAAGACGTATCACCGAGTAACGATGATTGTTGCGGTTGAGCATTATCAGCCGGTATCGCAGGACATCGTAGACAAGGTAAGCGTGTCAGATTACATGGACGTTTTGCAGACGCATGACGCAGATGACGCGCAGATCATTGATTGGACTGAGGAGATGATGGACGTAATCCCGAAGCATGAAAGCGACGCCAACAGAAGCGACGCATTGAAGTTTCGGAAAGCGTCTGAACACGCTGACTTTGTTGAATGGTTTGCAGCCAATATCAGTAATGCTTGATAACACGAGATTGGTTGCGAAAACGGGAGTGGCTACAACCTGTGGAACAAATGAAGCAGGACGGGGAGTTAGCCACTCCCTCAAATCGCTAGGAGAAAAATAGCAAATGGAACCGATACAGACGGACGACATACCAGAACCGATAACAAGAGAGCACGCGCTTCAACAGTTATTGGGAGCGATAAATAAGGCCGGTAACACGATGGCGGATCTCGCTTTTTACTTTGAGGTGTGGTCGCACTACGAAGCTAATAACGAGTTCGGCGACTGGGCAGGGTATGTGCCGTCGTCCCACAAGTCAGTTACAGAGTGGCTGCATAGTCGCGCGGAAACAGCAGATGGCATATGCAACGACATCTTCGATTTGACTGACGAAGTTAAAGGAGCGGCTGAAGGATGGTAAGCGATGGCGCTTAGACGACGACATTGGCTAGCGCTGCCTCTCTCGAACTATCAGCGCAAAACAACGAAGCAAAAAGACGTAAGAGGTATCTACACTTCGATGAAACAGCAGGAAAGCACGGCACAGGAGAATGGTGATCCTGAACCGCCAAAAGTATGGGCTTTGTATGTCGTTACAATCGGCGGATCCAAACCGCAAGCTCGGTTGGCGATTGCGAAAGCAACAGGACTTGGGCAGATCTTCACGACAGAGCATCCAGCTTCGTTCTTTCAAGCGTTCTACGGAGACGGCAAAAAGAAGCCGGGTAACCCAAAGAAAGACGCTTACTGGTTCCCGTACGAAATTGTTGTAGCTGACTACATGGACTCAACGCCCAGAGATAAGAGCAGATGGCGAGGGTAAGCGAATGCCTATCAGACTGACTGTAACCAAGCGTGATGACCTTTGTAACTACTGTTGCGAAGAAGATCACGAGATATGTTTCGAATTCAAGCCCAACAGCGACTGCGTATGTTGTGCCGATACCGTCAGATTGAATTCAACTCCTAACGGTTCCTAAGCCCGTTACAGGAAAGCAACCACACCAGCCCTATGTATATCAATGATAGGACGAAACGTAGGTAACAGAAGGTTACAAGCGATCTCACGATAGTACGCTAGAACCACACCATGACCACACCGTTAGTAGAGTGCTAGTGGTGCTGTCGCACGTAGCGATGCTTATAAAGGTAGAGTCGTGATATGGCAATGACGGAGAACATGACGACGCCATCTCAAAGCGGCGCAACTTCGACCGAGTTCATGGAAGTTGGGTCGTCGGGATTAGCGCAGCAGTACGGAATCGTCCAAGAGGAGTTTCTCCGAAGGTTGCAGGGTCGGCAAGGTATTGCGACGTTCCGTGAGATGTCCGACAACGACCCTGTTATCGGAGCGATGCTTCATGCGATCGACACTCTGATACGTAGCGCTCAGTGGATTGTTGATCCAGCAGATGCAGACAGTACAGAAGCGGTAGAGATCGCTGAGTTTGTTGGCGAGTGCATGAACGATATGAGTGAGTCGTGGGAGGACACCCTTTCTCAAATTTTGTCAATGCTTGTTTACGGATGGTCGTATCACGAGATTGTTTATAAAGAGCGCAAAGGCGTGTCCGACGATCCGAAGATGCGCTCGAAATATGAGGACGGCAGAATCGGTTGGCGAAAGCTGGCTCCACGAGCACAAGATACGTTGTTGCGATGGGAGTTCGACGACGACGGTGGTATTCGAGGAATGTTCCAACTCGATCCGTGGCAAGGCGCTGGCGAAGTGTTCCTCCCAATCGAAAAGTGTTTGCTGTTTAGAACAACGGCACGCAAAGGTGACCCAGAAGGCCGTTCCGTATTGCGGAACGCGTATGTCCCTTGGTACTACAAACGACGCATAGCTGAAATCGAAGCAATCGGTATCGAACGTGATTTAGCTGGTTTGCCAGTTGCGTTTGTGCCGCCACAACTTCTAAGCGACAACGCTTCGTCGCAAGAGCTAGCAGCGTTGAACGAAATCAAAAAGATCGTGCGTAACATCAAGAGAGACGAGCAAGAAGGACTTGTCTTTCCGTTGGCGTACGACCCAGAGACGAAGCAGCTTGCTTACGACATCAAGTTGCTGACGACTGGGGGGGACCGGCAGTTTGACACCGACAAGGTGATAGCGCGTTACGACAATCGGATAGCTATGACGGTGCTAGCCGATTTCATCTTGCTCGGGCACGACAAGGTAGGAACACAAGCCCTGTCGGTCTCCAAGATCGGTTTGTTCACTGATTCGTTGAATGCTTGGTTAGGCAGCGTTGCAGGTGTGTTTAACCGTCATGCTTTGCCACGGTTGCTCAGAGTTAATGGCATGGATGAGCGGTTAGTGCCAACTTTGAAGAACCTGCCAATGGCGAACATAGATCTGGACGCAGTAGGTAAGTACCTTCTCAATCTCGCTAACGCAGGAGCGATGATCTTCCCAGACGAAGAATTGCAAAGTTATCTACGAGAGTTAGCAGGGCTACCGACACAGGCTGATACTGTCCAGCAGTAATGAGCATTATCGCAGGACGAGGTGTTCGTCTTAGACACCTCAGACGTGCAGCGCCAAAAGTCAACTACCCACGAGCACGAGGCAAAGGCCAACCGGCATTTCGCGTAGCTGGGATCGTTCGGCTAAACGCCAACGAAGATGCAGTAGTGGATTTGATGATGTCGGCGTTCAACGCTCTAACTCGATCAGACGCACGTCAGTACGCCAATGGTGGTTCACCAACTGCATGGGCAGAAAAGTTTGATGAACGATTAAGCCGGATCATTCCAATTCTGATCCGGGCTGCTACAGAAGGCGGCAACAAAGGATTTACTGACGCAGCGGCAGCGCTGCAAAAAACACCGTCTACGCAAGGTACGTGGCAAGTACAAAAGGTAGAGATCAAGCTCACCGAGCCGGGACCGAACCCAGCTACACGCTCCGTAAGTTTCAATGCCACAAATCCCTTGTACGGCCAGTACGCCCGAGATCGTGCTGGTTACCTTGTTCGAGAAATAAACGAGAACACGCTGCTTGGCGTGCAGCAGGCAGTAGGTAATGCTTTCACTCAGCAAATCACGTGGGGCGAAACGGCAACGACAATCGAGAATCTGCTTAGTGCTGGAGCAGCTACTGATTTCGCTACAGAAACGGCCTACATGGTTCGAGGGTTAGACGATGCTTGGGCGACAGCGGTACAGCGACGAACCTTTCAGTCAATAGAAGCTGGACAGCGTTCGGGGTTGACGCCAACGAAAGCAGTTGATCGAGCAAAAAAAATAGGTTTGGAGTACGGCAATCAGCTACGGCAAAAGCGTGCTGTGCTAATCGCTCGCACAGAAATAATGACCGCAGCAAATCGTGGAAGAGCCATAGGAATGCAGCAGCTAGCTGACGAAGGTCTGTTTAATCCAGCAACGGCTGGTAAACGATGGCTGACCGCCTCCATAGATGTTTGTCAAATATGCGTCAATTTGGCAGATGTTGTGGTTGAGTATGAGGGAACCTTTGATACCGCCGGTGTTGATTTTCCTCCCGCGCATCCGAACTGTCGATGCACTTGGGTGTTGGAACCCAACTTTGTGACTCCTCTGTAATGCCTCCCGATCTCATCCAACTAAGTCCACGCAAGCTGATTCCGTTAGCTGACATGCAAGCGTTACGAAAGTGGTCGCAGGAAGCGCGCTGCAAAGGCTTACCAGCGGATTGGTTTTACGATGACAATTATGCGAATAGCAATAATGCAGATGCGATCAAAATGTGCGAAGGCTGTCCAGTAAAGGAACCGTGTAAAGATTGGGCAATCAAATACGAGGAACATGGCGTGTGGGGTGGACTAACTCCTGCACAGCGACGTACGTTGCGACGGCGCAAACGATACGGCTACCAGTAGCGAGTAAGGTACAAGTATGGCTATAGATGTTCCCTCGTACATTCAAGACAACGCTAAACGAGGGCTGTCGCTCCTAGAGTTCAAAGGCTCTGGCTTAGAAGATCGTACGATTAGAGAAGCTCGACGAATGGCTCGCGGTGAAGTCAGTGAAGAAAAAGTTAAGCGCATGTGGGCATTTTTCACACGCCAGAAAAGCAATTTAGAAGTGCCGAAAGCTAGAGAATACCTCCGAGGTGATCGAGACCGTCCTACACCAGCACAAGTCAGTTGGTTGTTATGGGGTGGCGACATTACGTCACAAAACCGTATGAGAGCTATGCGGTGGGCGGAACGAACTGCGAAACGGCTTGATCCGTCATTAAAGAAAGAAAGTGACATGGACACAGATGTTGTTGATAAGGCAATGAAAACCGAGGACGGTATTCAGTACCCAGCACGAGCCTACGCTTACGTGCCTGACTCGGAGAAACCGTCTACATGGAAGCTGCGCTTATGGGACAAAGAAACCAGACGCGAAACAGCGGCGCAGGTTGGATTAGCGGTAGCGGCGTTAGGTCCGGGCGGATTTCGAGGCAACCGAGTTCAGATACCAGCCAGTGATCTCCCACAGGTAAAGCGTCGCGTTTTGGCTGCATGGTTACGCACAAACGACGACAAAGATCGAGCTGACGCTCCAGCAATCCTTAAAGGTTGGAAAGACGAGTACGACAAAGGCGGCGACTACGGTGAGACAGCGTATGGCGATGACGCCATGACGCACCTGATGATGGCATATCGCTTGATGATGAATCACGCAGATTGCGAGCCACTGCTAGCGCCACTGATGAGAATTATCCAAAAGCTCAGTGACAAAATGGTCGAACGAGACGAGCAAATGGAAGTCGTGGAAATCATTAGTGGGGGCGGATACGACGAGTTAGAAAAAGTCATAGTTCAACGAGACAACGAGTTCTGTGTTATCTCAGAAGATGGAGAACGAAACTTTGGTTGCTACGACACAGAGGACGCTGCCAAAGAACGTCTAGCGCAAGTTGAGTCGTTTGCTGAAAAACATTTGCACGACATGACTACCGAAAAGCTCGTGCGAATCATGCAGAATCTCGAAACACTTGATGTGCCCGACAGCGAGCTTCTGAAAGTGCTAGTTGGCGAAGAATGGGACCGTCGCAACGCGTTCAGCACCGCAGTATGCAAAGCGACAGATGAGGACAGGTACACCTTAGGGCCGGTCTACATTCCGGGCTGGGTAGATGCTCATGGCGACTTCGCCGACGACGACACGCTAACGAAAGCGTTGTGGGACTGGGTTCGCAAAGGTGATCGCTCTATCCGACTTCAGCACACAGAAAAAGAAGCTGGCGAAATGGTCGAGATAATGACGTGGCCGTTTGCAATTCAAACGGAAATGATTGTCCCCGGTGAAGAAGCGAGATCAGTACGGTTTCCGCCCAATACCCCGTTCATGGGTGTCGTGTGGAAGAAGTGGGCATGGGATCTTGTAAAAAACGGTGATCTGCGCGGCTACAGTATGGGTGGACGTGCTCGGCGTTTAGAAGCCGACTTCGCTTAGTGCCCTTAGTGGCCCGACCAAAGGGCCATTGTGGACGACGAAATTCTCGCAAAGCTCAACGAAATACAAAGCTCTATTGACGGCAAGGTAGCAGACGCTCAACACAACGTAGAGTCCGCATTAAACAACATTGATGATGCGCGAGCGCTCATAGATCGAATCAAAGACAACATCGCATACATTCTTGGTTTGCCTGCCGCTATTGGTGGCAGCTTTGGGTTCTTGTGGGACTCAGGCAATGAACAAGCACAGTTGGCATACCAAGTCGAGCAACTG